TGATACCACCATGTTCAACTACGGCGACCTATACCGGGGGTTAATTGATACCACCATGTTCAACTACGGCGACCTATACTGGGGGTTAATTGATACCACCATGTTCAACTACGGCGACCTATACCGCCGTAATATCCCGAGATTCATTTTGCATGATGTTCACAGACGAATCGTATACCGGGTTATATGATACTACCATGCCACAATAATTGATAGGCTGGCGCTTAAAATCATACAGATTAAAGCCGAGTAGCTCATTAGCCTCTATCAATAGAAACTTAAATACCTTCCAAAAGTAGTACGGGTGATCTAATGTGTTTGCCGCAATATGTGTTAGCTCATGTATGGCCACAAACTTTATTAACTCTTTATCTATAAACCCATACTTCCCACTAGCTTGTTCGCGCAAACATAACGCAATCCGCTCACCTTTGCCTTCCTCCCACGAAGTATCGTGTGGCGACGTTGGTTGGTTTTCTTCAAGATAGTTAGGCCTATATCGCGTAACCAATAGGTACACTGCGCGAATTCGAAAATCAGATAAGGGGTCGTCAACCGCACAAGCCGAATCATATGGCACAAACTCATCTTCTGGCCGAAAAGATGGTTCGGTAAAGCATGTCTTTTCGCTATATAGGTATTTATTTTTTAGCGCTAGTATCAGAGATATCATAAAGCTATTAATCTCAGCAATGAGCTCAACTGCATTGTGTGGCTCTGGCTTATTTGCCAATACATAATAGTCGCGCCCGTCGCCACCCTCTATCGGCACCTTTCCTTCAGCAATACTAACCGCGCGCTTAACGGTTTTCTGCACCGGATTGCCGTGCTTCCGACTCAGCCATAGAAATAGTAAAAAAACTATAAGTATAGATATGACACCAATCCGCGGCATATGTCTAATATATTCATGCAAATATATTTTATGGGCCATAATTGGGATGTAGCAGGGGCGACTACTATCGGCTATGCCCTGCAATTCTGCGCACGATTAATTACTTTGCTGTTATATAGATAAATGTCGTCTAAAAGTTTAATTAACCCTATCTATGTGATCATTAAGAAATGGAAGTGGGTATCCGACAAACTGATGCTGGACCGATTAGTTGTATTTGTTGGCCGCGTATCGCCGCAAGTAGAAAAAGAGTTGAACGCCCTGGCAAAAAAGGCAGATCCTAAATACAAGAACGCGGAGCTAGATAAGTACTTCGGAAAAGGTTTCGTTACGACACTTATTGATATATTATACCCACCTAAGCGCGGTGGAGCCGCCGCCGATGATTCAAGTGCTGCCGAAGAACCAAGCGCTGCCGATGATTCAAGTGCCGCCGAAGAACCAAGCGCCGCTGCCGAAGAAGATATTTCAATTGGCGACATCTTTGCAGATTCGTCTGATACGACAGTTACTAACATTAGTACCAAATCTATACTTGAAGCAATTAAGACAGCAGAACAAGCAGAGACTCATACATTACTAATGGCATCCGAAAAGCCAGCGCAAGATGACGCATTAAACGCATCGCACCCAACCGCAGCATCGCACCCAACCGCAGCCTCGCGCCCAAGTTCTACGCAACGAGGAGCGCCGACAATTGAATTTATTTACCAGACTTTGTGGTCAATTGAGTCCCCAATGAACCTGCGCGAAAAGATTTGGGCGTATATGGGCATTCCACTGTTTTGTCAATATATTAACGTAGAGACCCCCGCTGGTCATATTCCAATGTACTATAACATCTATAATAACAATAAATTAGTCCGACTAAAACTCGAGGACGTACTTCAATCTGAAGAAAAGTACGGCGGAGTACCTATACTAAATCATTATTATGCGTACAAGGACTTCTTTTTTATACAGTCATTAGATAATTTTGAGACGCTGGAACGATTTGTTACGCCCATTGATTCGCCCGAATTAGTTCGGGACTCCACTTTTATGCTAATGGATCTATATGACGTTCGCGACTTTCTAAGTGAGCTAGACATGCGCGCTCTGCAAAAAGATAAAAACACAATAATGTTGATATATTATGGGTTTGTCGTACTATTCTGGCCAACTATGACTGAAGATGTGTTTTATGAATATGTTATGGAAAACGGCAGCTTAGCCGACCTAGCAAAGTCATATCCAGAACTATTGCCTCGCCAATCTGATCTGAAATCCGCCACAGATAAAGAGTATTCCCTGTACAATCTTTTTTATACGTTAACTACTGCTGGCAATTCCGCCGACAAAAAAGCACTATCTGAAATAGAAAAGCACCTATATGTGCGCATTGCCAAAAATAATATTAACAACTATACATATGGCGACTCGCGCCAAATCATACTCTCGCTACGGAATCTGTTTGATAAACTTGTGCTCACCGAGAATATCATTGCCGCCAAATACTCTACTTTATATGCCGACCAACTTATTGAGCTACACAAGACATATAAAACTACAAAAGAGCTGCCTATGGCGCTTACTATTAATACTTTAGTTGTAAGATGCCAAATATCTGATGGAAAGGCGATAACCAGCCCCACAAGCACCAAACACAAAAAGCACGCCAGCGCACATGCCGGGTCGAGTAGCACACTAGACATTTATTTTTACGAAAATGGCAATTATGTAGTGAAGTGCACCTGGGGAGAGAATACTAACTACACATTTAATGAGGCAATCCAATTGGCCGCCGACTTTATTAATAAACACATCATCACACCTGTCAACCAGATGAAAGGATCCGTTATCCACCATACATATGATCTCATTCCAATAACACCAACTACAGTAGGCTACTCTGCAATAAGTTCAGAAATATACTATAGACAGAGTATGACGACTACTAATTTGCAACTGTTGAAAGCAGTCCTCAGAGATTTTCAAGATGCAAACTTGTTTACAGTAGATGTATCTAAAGAAGTAAACGATTTTTCTCTAATGTACTACTTGTGGAAAGGCAACTATCAACAAGATCGCGATCTTCTGCATAAAAAGTATCTGAACATATCTAACACTTATGATTATTTGACAAAGGCGTCGGTCAGTGCAAAATGGGATCAGATATATGTGCGCAACAAGGCAATAAGTGTGGCATTGCGCCAAACTGATGTTCGCTTTGCTTTATCGGGTCTCTGGGATAAAGAGTTTAACATAGTATACTCATATATCTTATTGGCCATGTATATGCTGTTTTCAAACGCGGTACAGAAAGGCGCTAAATATACACAGCAGGTAACGGCGAGTGCGCGGTTGGAAAAATCCGCGGCTGAAAAACAAAACGTAAAGTCGCTCAAACAAATAGATCCGGTTCTATACGACTTCAAGCGATATAATAGTGATCTAGTATACTCGAAGATTTGCCAAAAGCCCAATCAGCCAAAAATTTTGTCGGTAGACGAATACAAAGCCCTTTCCGAAAAAGACCGCGCCAAAACAATAAAGTATTGGAACCACACAACACAGAGCGAAGCCTATTATTTCGCGCCAAATCCAAAGTACCCTTATATAAATTTTATAGTGGGTAAGCACCCCATGAATTATTGTATACCATGTGCCAAAAAGACACCATTTGAGAAAAAAGGTAATATAAAACACGAAATATACGCAACATGCATGGAAAAGCACCAATACGATCAAGCAAAAAAAAATATAATTACGGATACCCGCTATATAATGAACTACGGAAAGCCAATTGAGGCAGGGCGCCTATGCAAGTTGCCAGAAAACACACTAGAGCCTCTTTTTTATGAGAGCTTTTATGAAAATGCCGGATTTGAAGACGAATGCTACAAGAGCGAAAAGTTCTTTTTGGTAGGCATCACGCAGGAATGGGAAAGTCTGGCTCGTATGGGGCTATTTAACGTGATACTTAACGCAATGGAGATATCCGCCGCTGAGTTTATTGCGGAGATTAAAAAGCGAATATTGGCCAAACCCAACTTGTTTGAAGTGTTGATGAACGGAGAAATGCGCCATATATTCTATGATCATGCGGAGTTTACACAAACGATTTCTAGCATGTTTGTGACTAAAGCATTATTTGATGAAGACCTTTTGGAATATGACTGGACTGCAATATTTGCGGATGTTCTCTTTTACTATTTTGATATTGTAGTAGTTGAATTCTCAGATCGCCGCGCGCGAGATGCGTCTGCTGAAAATGAAATGTATATTATGGAAGAGCTTATGCCTGGAGATTTTGTAGAACTGCGAGTTAATCAGCGGTTAGACGTGCTATATGGAGATACTGGCACGCAATACAGATATATATTAGTACTTACACGCGATACGCTCGTGACGCCAATTTATGTGGTAAATCCAATAATATACTTTAAAACAAAAGTAGTTGGCAAAAAGGTATTTGACAGCAGCGATCGCATTACCGAGATTCTGGCCAAGTTTCTAATATATACGCGCGGAAGTGAGGCGTCGGCTAACGAACACGCCACGACTAACGATTCTGTAGTGGCAAATAGGCCAGCTACCGTGGGGTCGATCGCCGGCGATAACGTGACAACTCCTCTCGCACAATCCTACTACACAACTCTAGCGGCACTCAAAAAGTTTTGTGATGTCCATAAATATAAACCGGCAGTCTACTATATAAATGCACATAATTTATGCTATTATGTGGGTCTGCGCGTAGCATCTAAAGAACAGGCCGCTAGTATATTTGTGCCAGTAACACTATCCACATGGTCGCCACTTAAAGGGGTTGAGATTGTATATGGCCCATTCAACTATGAAAAGAAGATGGATATCAAAACATTAAATCTGTTTTTGAATGACTATAACAAATGGATAAATCAACAAAGCTCAAACGCAGGGATACGCATAGATAAGTGGGTGGCATGCGGTGGGAAAGTGTTTGGCTTTATGTATGGGGCGCTAAATTATTATTTTAATGACATACCCGCATCTACAGCTCTGGCCATAAAAACGGTTGATGTTTGGGAATTGCCATACCATATATCTGACATAAACAAGCAAATTCATGCGAAGGCCGCAATTAAAACCGACCCATTAGTGTCAGAAATATCTAATAACTTCTATGAGAGCCATTTGTATCAGTTAATTTTGCTTGAGTTCACCGCGATCCTGACGCGCGAAAAAAATTCAGGGGTGCGCACCTCCTTGAAAAAAATAATAATGCAATATGGCAAAGAGTCTTTATCTGCACTATTTGACGAAGTAATAAAATTGCTAGACAAGCAATACGCCGTTCTGCAACCGGCCCAACGCGGGAAGAGCGCCGCCGATAAAGAGCGCGTAGTAGAAGACGCAGAAGTATGGGCAGAACTAAAGATGGAAGATTACAATCGCATTATAGATACCATCAATATGGGCGTATCCGAATTCATGGACAAAAATGAGATTTACAGACAGATTGACCAATCGGTTTATAACTTCGATAAAATGGCCATAAATAAATTTAAGACAATGAGTGCGCAGGAAATCAAAAAAGAGCTCATTGCATTATCTAAAAAAATAATACAATTCGGTTCGCCGCCAAAGGTTCAGGATGTGCCAAATCTGCTTGTGCCATGTGCGACTAATGGAGCTTACTACTGTAGGTCGAATAAACTGATTGTGCCAGAAAAAAGATTTATGGCGTTACTAGATATACTAGTCGCCGATATCAAGAACCCTATGAAAGAGAAGTGGATTTTTTCGCAATTATTTACAGATAACATTATAAACTTCCTAAAGTTCGAGTATAGACCTTTGGAATACATTACTGTGGAACTGGCGTAGATACGCGCCGCAAAATGGACATGACAGGAATCGAACCTGCTTCGAGTGACTTATAAGATCACTCTCTATACCAACAGACCCATGTCCAATATATAAGCAACATGTGCGACACTCGCGCCGGGCGGCTTCTGAAAAAAAAATAAATAATTAGGCGGAAGGCTCTCATGAAAGCCAGTCTGTTACTCTCATGCGAATCCACGATAGAATGTTCCCGCAAAATATGAATGATGCGATGGCGCCGACTATAACCAGCAGTGCGTCTAGTAACATGGGCGGTACTCTTTACTGTATATATTTAAAACTAAAGTTTTTTTTATATGCTCGTCGCGCTCGCAGCACTCGCAGCAAAGCCACTCGCCAGGGTCACTCGTCAGCGCTCGCAGCAAAGCCACTCGTCAGGGTCAGGACCACTCGCAGCAAAGCCGCTCGCCTGGGCCACTCGCCTGGGCCACTCGTCAGGGCCGCTCGCCGGATCACTTGCCATGTGCCGTTTTATATGCGGCAATTCCGGCAGCACGTGCCGCGTCCATATCCGCCAAAAGCGGTTTCGCATATTTAATGGCGGGATACTTGTTGTGAGATGCCGACCAATCATATAGATCTCGCGCCGAAACATCACGCAATTCTGGCAGCCACTTCTTAACATACTCAGCGGCGGGGTCAAATCGCTTCATTTGGCTGCTCATTGAAAATGCCCGATAGTATTCGTTAGAATGCACCTCCCATCCGGCCGACCACATCCAGCCACCTAAGTTATTGCAATAATCATAGTCTACTAAGTTCTGAGCAAAGTACATCTCACCTAAGCGCCAATCAATACGCAAATGAAACACTAGATACATCGCCACAATCATGCGTAGGCGATTTTGCATATAGCCAGTTGCATTTAGTTCGACCATTCCAGCATCGACAATTGGGCAGCCTGTTTTGCCAGCACACCATTTCTTGTAGTCAGATGGCGCAGTCCTCCATTTTATTCGATTGTTAGCGACGATGCTCCGCGAACGTTTAGTATAGTCGGTATGCTGCATCCATATTATATACATATAGAACTCGCGCCATAGTAATTGCCGCACTATCTCTTTATGATTTTTATTACTTTTTAAAGCCTCAGCCACTTCTATTGGACCCAAAACCCCATAATGTAAATACGCAGATAGATGTGAGGTTGAGTTTTTGGCAGGTATGTCACGTGTGGCGAGATAACTAGTTTCAGATCGTGCAAATTTGGCAAGTGCGCGAGATGCCGCAGAACGCCCCGGCGTAAACACTTCTGGGTCGCCAATGCGGGGTCCCTTATATTTGTCTAGTAGAGTCAAGTTTTGGCTGGCAATTTTTTTAAGAATGGCGAGTGATGGGGTACGCGCCGATATTTCTTTTGCGACTTGGCGTACTGCATTATTGTAGAAAGGAGTGAACTTAAGATAGGGGCGACCGTCGGCTTTCGTTAGTTTACAATTGCGCCCAAAGAATATATCGTGACCGCGAATATAGGCGACTCGCACTCGTTTACACAGGACGTCAATCTGACGTTCGCGCTTAACTGCATATGGTGTCACGTCAATATTATTGTATATTGCATCAATCTTGTGTTGTTTGATTAGTCGCTTCAAGGTTGAACAAGTATCTCCGTGAAAAAAACAAATCGGGATGGTTGTGGCCAGTTCTCTGAGGGATTCGCACATAAAGTGGATTGCGCGATGGTTCATATACTTGTTGCGATCTACTTGTTCTGGCGTGAATATAAAAATAGGATATACTATCTCAGACGCGGCAATTGCCTGTGTCAGTAACTCGTTATCTTGAACGCGCAGATCTCTGTTAAATAGATAAATTGCAGACTTATACAGCTTTGTCATATACTATATTTAGAGATATGTTTAATTTTGCAAAGACACCAGCGGCACTCGAGGCAGAACTGCTAGCTATGTCGAATTATTTTACAGGTTCATATATACAATGGTAGCCGACATACCTACTTTTGTAAATGAAACCAAACAACCAAATCTACTTGTACCACCAACAGAACCGCTTTCCGAGCCGCTTGCCGCGCGGGCGTCTGAGCGGTTATCCATGCCCCTAATAAATTATGATACACGTATAGAATTGCCGTTTGACGACGTTGATTGGCCAAATCGCGACTCAAGGTCACCATCTTTTATTGAGCACTCTATCGACGGAGCATATGATTCAGACGGTTGGGATCCCACTGCACCAGAACTATATGACTCACACCAGTCATCTCCGTTTGACCCCATAGAAGAATTATCCGAACTTAGCCCACCTCGACTTAGGCGAGAGAACGCGCTGCCAAGATGTGACAATTTATCTGTAGCCGATAACCAGTTCGTTGATAATGTTTTGAATATGCACATGGAATATCCACATCCACAAAGCAGTCAGCGCGCTCAGAATCTTGCTGCTTTACTTGAGGCAGGTGCTGTTTCTGATTTACTAGATGATGGATCGGCAACCGCGGGATCAGCTCCGACAATACAGCCATCTATGAATAATTTATTAAACCAAATTTTACAAGATGCCGCAATGATCATCCCTTTACCAATCCCACAACTCCGCGAATCGCGACGCGACAATATTATATGTGCGCCAGAGATCGACCCCCACGATATTCCGCAACATATAATAGACATAACCACGCGGCCTCAATCTGGGCTTTTTGATTTCTCGCAGAGACCAAGCGGCCATGTGCCAGAGTCAAGCGGCCATGCGCCAGAGTCAAGCGGCCATGCGCCAGAGTCAAGCGGCCATGCGCCAGAGTCAAGCGGCCATGTGCCAACAGATGCCGCAATTGAACACATTGCAAAGATTATGGGTATAGCAGATGCCGCGTAACACAAGTGTACTTCGTGGCATTATGTCTTCTTTTTTTAAAAATGAATAAGGCACATAGGTTATATAGATGACGGATAGTGCTTCATTGGATATCATTGCGCCGGCATCCGAGTGCGTAAATAAGCTACATGGCCGCATGATAAATCTGTCAGAACTTGGACGATTCAAGAAGCGCCTGTCGCGCAATTACTATTTAGATGAAGCTATCGACCCTACTTTGCGGAAGAAAGTTTCGCGCCAAATAAAGTATGGCAAAGACGGATTATTATTTATGCCTATAGACATTGCTGATGACGTCAATATGCAAGATGCACCATATACCAAAGCAACATATCGCCTGTTTATATTTGGGATCTTGGAAGATGGGCGGCGAGCAACTGTGCGTCTAGATGGAATTGCGCCTTATATTGAGGTACAAGTTCCCGCGGACAAGAATGCACTAGACTTTGCGGTAGAACTCAACGATATTTTAAATAATCTAGATGCCGAATCTTATAGCGCTGCAACGGGCAAAAAAGCCGGCGAATACTATTCAATAGCAACTGGTAAAGCCGCAGGAGTTGAAGCCGAACCCGAAATTATCCAAGGGCGTTACTTTAAGTTGTTTGCCGAACATCCGCAAGAATTTGTGCGAATCAGCTTTGGAAAGTTGGCCGCGAGGAGATATGCAATCGATTATTTATGCGCAAAGGGATACCGCGTTGTGCACGACGACCTAAATAACTATTACCGAGTTGTCTGCCGCGACCATCAGATTTCATTTAACGTATGGTGCTCGCTGGAGGGCTATTCGCAAATCGACGAAGAAAGGGTTCGCGGATTGGCATTTGCTGTGAATGTGGCAAACTACAAACCATGTGCTCCAGAATTTATACAGGCCAGCGAACATCTGCAGAAAGATCCTTGCCTATCTATGTGTTGGGATTGTGAGACATACAAACCATATCACGCCGAAGACCGAGGTGTGCCAACGCATGAAAATCCAGATCATGTGCTATTTATGATTGGGTCGACATTTCAATGGTATCATGCCGCGGGGGGTTCGCAGCTATTGCGCGTGTGTTATGTAGATAAACCAAGTTTGCCGCATCCCGATTACTTTACTATTGTTTGCGGCGATGAGAAAGGAGTAATTTCTGCGTTTGTAGAAGTTTGGGCTTTGATGCTGCCAGAACTCATATTGGGATTCAATGATGGCGAATACGATTGGCCGTGGCTAAAGGCGCGCGCCGAAACTCATGGCCTACTCAAAAAGCTGGCACAAGGTGTCGCGCAAGTGTGGCCGTCTGATTATGGAAGCAATCCTTGGACAAATTCGGCAATTACTGCGAAGTACTATAAGTCGAGTCAGTACAAGCTCGAAGCCGACACTAGCATTACCTGTTATAAGTTTGATTTTCCGGGGTGCGTCGCCATAGATGTCAGGACTGTATTTCGGCAGCTCTTTCCAAACGACGAGGCGTCCAGTCTGAACCACTATTTGACGCGGTTGGATATCCCCACTAAGCTAGATGTAAACTTTAAAGATATGTTTGACATGTACGCGGCAATGCTAGAGTGTGAGAAGGCCGGTGAGGCGATCCCAGACTCGTTACTTGTAACGATGCAGCAAGTCGCACACTATTGCGTGATTGACGCACAGCGCTGCCATGAACTAATGAGCAAACTTTACGTAATCATGGATAAGCGGGCAATCTCGCATATGTCGTATGTATCGTTTCAAGACGCTATTGAGCGCGCGAACGGCATGAAGGTGCGAAACCTGATTATTGCGGCGGGTCAAATGGCGCCATTTAATTTGAAGTTCAACAATAATGCAGTTGGGCTTGCCGATGATGAAGAGCGCGCAAAGTATCCTGGCGCATATGTCTTTCCGCCGATCAAAGGGTTGGTCAATGGCAAATTGTCGCTGGATGAGCGAGTTGCGCTTGGGCTGATTTCGCAAAGTGAGGCGAATATGGCGAAAGATATAGTTGCGAAACATGGTGCGGTATTGTCGCGCGAACAATTAGATGCGGTAGCTGCGGCTATACTAACGCGGGAACAGTCGGCAGCTGCACCAATAGGCGACAACAATTCATTAAGCCGCGCCGTACAAGACTTCTTCCTGGAAGAAATCAAGCGACCAATCACGGGTCTTGACTTTAACAGTCTGTATCCTTCATTGATGATGACCTACAATCTGTCACCGGAGTATATGATCCTGGATAAACAAACGGCAATGGAGTTGAGCGCTCGCCATACACTATTCCGCATAAAGTTCCAGTTTGAAGGCAAAACAGTCAATGGATGGATTGTTCGACACGATAACAAGATTGACCCGACATCGCCAGACTTTAAGTTTGGGATATTTGGCTATGTGCTAAAGCAGCTGTTCGACAAGAGAAAGGCGCTAAAGGGCCAAATGAAACAGTGGGAGAAGCGTGCAGAAGAAGCCGAGGAAGACAGTGCCGAATACGCCCACGCAAAGTTCCAATTTGAGTACATGAACTCAACGCAGAAAGCCCTCAAAATCTTTATGAATACTTTCTATGGTGAGATTGGAAATCAGAGATCGCCATTCTTTATGGTGCAAGTCGCGGGTGGCGTTACTGTTAACGGGGGTCGTAATGTCCGGATGGCACAGCAGTTCGTTGAGCAGAAGGGTTGCAAGGTGTATTATGGCGATACTGACTCTATTTATACGAGTATGCCAGATGCACACTTCTTGGATGTAGATAAAGAATACTACTCCGGCAAGATCTCAAAAGCGGCATATTGGGCACGGCTAGTCGAGATCACTCTAGAGGTCATTGCAGTTGTACGAAACGAAGTTAATGAGTACTTTCATCACGACAACGGTACGCGATTCTTGACAATGGCGTTTGAGGAGGTGCTGTTCCCCGTACTGTTCGCCTCTAAAAAAAAATATGTTGGCATCGCTCACGAGCACAAGCCTTCATTTGCGGCGCCATTAAATCTTGCCGAATTGTCGCAGAAGTACGCGAAGGAGCTGGTACTCAAGAACTCAGAATTGGCGACCGATAACGTGCAGCTGCAAAACGCGATAGACAATGCGGTAATCGCCAAGAGAAAGAAGCAGTTCTTCATTCGCGGATTGGATGTGGTGAAGCGCGGTATGCCCAACTTTGCAAAGGAGATCATCTTGGATATATTGGAGAAGATGGTGGCGATTGATAACTTGCGTGAAGTGGCCGATATTGTGCGGGACAAAGTGCGCGACATTTATTCGCGCAAATGGAATGATCCGGCGCTAATGTACAAGTTTGTGATGACTGACCAATTTAAGCCACACAAAAAGAATCAGAAGATGCATGTGTTTGTTCGGCGAATGGCACAGGAGCATCGCATAGAGATTCGACCATTTGAAAGAGTGCGGTACATAATTGCCGCAAAGTATCCGTATAAATATGATATATGTGGCAGACAGGTCGAGCTGAGTATTGGCGAGAAGATGGAGTTGGCCGATGTTGCGGCGGAAAAACATTTCACAATTGACATCGATGAGTACATGCACAGCAAAGTTCATGGGCAGCTCGGAAGACTAGTTGCGTACAAGAGCGACTTCTTGCCGGTGGGGGTCGCCGCGGTAAATATGGCCGATGATGAAGAGGTCAAAGCGATGGAAGACGCAATATACTCTGCGGCAAAGAAGTGGATTATTGGAATATGTGCTGAATATACTTGCAAATACGGGAAGTTGGGGCCAATATATCAGACGGCGAGTAAGGCGGCCGCAGTAATTGCGCGGCACAATATTGGGCATGACAAGATGTCAAAGCAATTGTTAATCCCAAAGACCGCAGAAGAACTGGATGAGTTGCCCGAGTGGATCAGCAAAAAGGCGCAATCGGTGGCGCGTGCCGAAACGAAGTCATATGGCAAAAAAATAGTAAAAGATGCTACTACCAAAATCCACAAGTACTTGGTTGAGCATGACATAGAATGTGCCGATCTCGTTATGGCGGGCAATCGGCGTGTGGCATATAAGTCGTTGAAGCAATATATCTATACGCGAACGCTTCAGGCGTATCGGCGGTTATTGCCAAGTACGCGGCGTATATTTGACGCAAATGAGCGTGCAATCATGCGAGATATACACGATAACTTGGATAGCATAAGGCAAATCTATATGCGCTTCAATGATGCGGTTACGGCGAATACTGCGGGGCTGTTAGATGGGTGTAATCTGGACGAGTTATATCGGGCCGGAACGCGTAAAGGGACGATCTTGCGGACCCAGGCAGATCTGTTGCAAAAAATAGAAGCATATTCGTGTGATGCGGGTGCTCCGGCGAGTGGCTCGATGAGTGCCGTAGGCGCAAATGCTACGGGTGCGACGAGCGTGTCCGACGCTCACACATACATTTCTATATTTAATAGACTATGCGCAAACTATATTGCGATGTTTAAGATCGAGTCTATATGTGCCGAACTAGACGCAATCAAAGATCGGCAAGTGGGGCATGTTTCGGCGCAAGTCGATCGCGGCAAGATAGACGCGATGGTCGACAATATTATGATAGGGCTCGTGTCCTAATCATTCGTCGAACGCCGCTATATTATGCGTATAGGCACTGCAACATATGTGTTGCTGTATTATTTTTTTTAAAAAATATTCACAAGAATATATATATTAGTATTACGAAATAGTACACTCAGTAAATAAAAATGTGGGATGTCTTGCTTTGTGTCGCGATTATTCTATTGTTAATTTGGTTGATCTCCCCAGACCTGTTGTATGGTGATGACGTATACTCTTATGGTAACTATGGTTATGCGACCTCGGGTCCGGCAAGTGCACCAGCCGCCGCAGCATCCGATAGCGCAGCCGGAAATGGATATAACGATTATCTGCAGTCAGTAGCGTTAGAGCCCGCAATCAAGCAGCAACATAACTCATGGCTCAATAATCTGCAAATTAATCTACAGCCCAGCACCAACAGTATTCGGGATGATTGCGATGATGGCGAAACTCCAAGATGGGGACTTCTTAAGAAAGATTATAGCAACGACATTAATCCTAATCAAAATATCTCAATTCCATCTGGGCGAACCTGTACCGAGGGCGATGGCGGCAACTCTCGTTGGGGTGGATATGGCATCGGATTGTGCCCGGTTCAGCGATCTATTTAAGTGCGCGATACCACTTGCGGCATCATTACTGCCGCTTGCTGTTGCTAACGGCCCACGTGTGGCATCATTACCGCCGGCAGGCGTGTGTCTGGACCATTATTTTTTTGCTAAGGGTTTTCGACGCGGGTCAGTGTATATTTATGCGAGACCTGTCTTATGTTGCACATTAGTGCATATATGAGTAAAAGACCATATATGTGTTCGCGTTCGGTGCAAATGTGGAGGGGTTAACAAATATGTCATTGAGCGTGTTCCAAGTGCAGTTATCGCGGAGACATGTTGCAATATAGTGACCGCGCTCAAGATGCCCGTGATGGTCTATATACGCCACGGCGCGATACTTAAGTGGCGAAAACTCTATAAACTCAGGAAAATCGGTTACTTGCGATCGCTTCATCCCGCCGAATTGACCCCACATGTAGTTCTTTACTATGATTACCAAGATTTCTGGCGCCATTGTTAGGCGACTGTGTTTTGGCTTGTTTTTTGTCGAGCCGCACTTTTCGCACTTGTAGTTTTCCACAACATCAACACATTCGTATAGGTCCTTTCGCACGTCCGTGGTTGGGCTGATCTCAAACATGATGTTAGTAGTAACAGTGCGAGAGCGGTGGTTGCATTCTAGACAGATCAGGTCGTGGGCGTACCGATGCTCGAAAAGCCGGATCACATCACTATCATGCTCAAAGATTTCCAGGAAGTAGGTTAGCGTTTCGCCGACACATTGTTGGTTAGAGACTAGTTCGCGCAACTGAGTTAGTGGCTTTCCGACGGCGTTTAGCGATTTGATATATTGGTGATATAGATCCATGTTAGATGCTTTATCTTGCATAAATGCACAGAATGTGCCAGCTAACTGAGAGCTGGCAGCTAATTGAGCGCCGCCAGCTAACTGGGCGCCGGCACTATTTGTCGCTGTAGCGCTAGCCGCGTAGTCCGCTATTTTTTTTTTGGATATGTACTCTACGAACTGGGTACAGCTCATTAGGCCTTGTATGACCGAATTCCAGTAACAGTGTATGCCGGTCGCATTTGGCAATCCGCGCGCTTGCGGTATATATGTTTGATCGAATGGCACAAGATCAATTACAGGAGACCTTGACATTATATATATGTATGCTTATCGGAAGGGCGCATCCGACAAAAAAATATGTGTGCTATTGTGCGAGCTGCGTGAGTCGGTCGTTCGCCGCATTAGTCACTTGCTATACATTTACGGCGCGGTTCTGCGTGAGCCGGTCGTTCACCGCATTAATCACTTGCTATACATTTACGGCGCGGTTCTGCGTGATCCAGTTAATCGCGCACAAACTACTCAAAGTCTTCTAGCATATATCCTCGATTGTCTGGGCTATACTCAGTTACACCTTCAGCGAGCGCACTGTGTTCTTGTACTACTGGATCTTGCACCCAGTCTAGTTGTTGACGCATTATAATTCTCAAGGCGCGCTGGACGTGCGAAATCCATTCAATCCATCTGACTAATCTAGTGTTGTATCTATAATATCCTTGTAGACCTAGATGCTGTAGTGCTGATTTGTTAACATCATTACTTGGAGTGAGCACATCATGTTCTCTTCCGTTACGTTGCATGTAAGTTAGTCTTCGGACTATAGGAAATAAAAATGGGGTATTTGCAATCCATCCAGAAGGTACGCTTGTAATTCCTTGAACGAAAGGTTCTAGTCCGTCATGAACCACCTCTTGACCGTTTACTTCGACGGGTCGTCGGTTTCTGGTAGATATTGATGAGTATACTTTTCCATCATCTAAAATATGCATATAGTTGGTTACTGATTTACTTAGATCTGATGCCTGGATTCTAGGTAATGTATCGTTTTCCGCATCATTTTTAAATTCGTTTGGGGGATCGGTATTTGCCGCTGGGGCTGTCACCGCTTCGGCAGTAACATCAGCGGCTTGTACGGTTAATAACGCACTATTCCTGGCGTAGCTCATATAAAACGATCCGTGCTCCGCTTCTGTTTTGTTATCTGCTCTAGCCGCATTATCAAATAAGCCGATCGCATTTCGGGCAGCCAAGCCCACACGCATTCGTGCGTTTGCAGCCCCATCTAATGCGGCTAATGACGAATTTCCTAAATATGTGTCATCGTTACATTTACCATCTGCCGCGTCCAAATAGTCTCTATTTAAGTTACCGGCGTTAATTTGGCAACGTCCGGTTAAATTATGTACCCCCTTCGTTATCATAAATAAAGATTTGTAATCGTTGACGACATATGCACCGGTAGCATTTCTATTAGGAGATACGTTATATTGAAATTCACGATAGTAACTGTCTAATTTAACGTATCTCTTATGTATATATTTAAATATTTGAAAAATGACACTATCAACATTATGGACATCTTTAATTGTGGGGGATATTTCTCTAACCATGTTCGGATAGTCTATAAGTTTGCTTAGAATATCTGCGACGATTTTTCCTGTAGATTCACTGACTACTGTCTGACTGGCATTTCGTGTTATTTCAAAATCTACATCTGACAATTTTATAAAACAAGCTTGTTTATTGGCGCTCCGATCACCATTTGTTATCGAATAATCATGTGCATCTGGTAACCTTGATCTAACGTAATCATCTATATACATGGGCAGAAATCCTAAATTCGCAGCAGCATCAGCAGCTTGTCCATATGTTATCATTGAAAGAATATAATTGTACATATATTTACCTCCCAATGTGTTTCCTGCTATGGCACGAGGAGGTCCACCTTTGCCAAAACCATCATTGTATTTGGCAGAACCGTTCAGTATAACTGTGAGATCCTTAATCAGAGACTCTACTAAATTATGCTGTGCCGTGTGAAACTCAAATATTGTGTTTTTATTTTTGAATTTCATGTTATTAACTGCATCGTCCTGCAACGCGCCGAATGCTTGACCTATACTATGATCTCGTATAACCACCCCGTTTTTACCTAGAAGCACCAAGGGAATATCTACGAGTATACCCGTCATTTCGGCGGATGTATATTTGGATTTTTCAGTTTTAGTAGGGTCCACTGCTAAAAATAAATTATATACGCCTTCTCTGCAGTAACCTTGTTTATACATTTGTATCAATCTCGATTCGGCCGAAGCCACGATACCTATGGTGGTAGCTGAATCTGGCAAGTGCGCGATATCGTTCGTAACTAATATAGGATTATCGGCAGCATCGGAACCTCTTGTTCTTACATAATCACCCCCGTCGGCTTTCGCGGTTCCATCATAGTCTTCATTAAAATATGCAGCAATTTGTCCTTTATATTCGTTATATACAGTAGAACCAGCGCCGCCGTTTACCGCAGCTATATCAGCTACTATATTATTAGCATCTATGTCGTTATCTTTATATTTCAAAATAGATTCGTTAATACCTTGATATCCACAAATTAGATGTATAAAATCTGAAAAGAAATATACCGGATTGATTTTGCCATTGGAGGCATCTATACCTTTATCATCTGAACCAATGGCGGTATTTATCGCAACCCCTTCATTATATGCAGCAATCATTTCTTGAAGAGTTAGTGTTGCTTCATTGTCGGCAGCACCCGCCTGGTTAAGTTGAAACTTCTTGTCCATTACCATAGTGCTGAACAGCGTATATCTCAACAATCTTAGTATGTTCAATTCTCCCATCATTTTTATACCATTTCCTCCTGCGGAGACCAGCGCGTGGGCGGCCCCCGGAACAGCCAAAATTTTTACAAGACGTTTAGCTATATTTAGAGTTAAATTTTCATATTCTAGTGCAATGCTTTTTCTAGCGGTGTCTATAAATTTCTGATCGGTCGTTATACTAGCTATAGTGGCTCGACATATATCATCTAAAGACGGAATTCCTCTAGCGGTGTTCGCGCTTTGAGCTGATCTAGATGCGGCTAATTGAGAAGACGTGTCTACTACAGTACTATCGTATAAATTATTCAGCAGGACTTTGTTCCATAGCTGGTCGCTTAAATATTTAGGACGGTTCAGGGACAAGCTAGTATTTCCGGCCATAATCTTGTACACATCATTGACATACTCGTGTAGTCGCCTGAATCCTATTGGGTGAATCATGTATCGGACGAGCTGATCTTCTGGGTGTATGGTGCTCATATACTCGTTGAGAGAATAGCACTGTTCTCCCGCAGCCGATATGTATTTAGAATCTTTTCCGTCATTATTTGAAGATGTATATGGTGCACCCGCTGCGTTATCTCCATCATTGCCAGTGTGTTCGGGTGGAATTCCGTGAATATTGTATAGCGGAATATTTTTAGATGCCACCCCAATGGTATTCTTGATAATGTGGTCAAATGTATATGAATAATTGATCAGGTTAATAAATGGGATTTCTCGCTGAAGTGAATGGAAGTTAATCGGCACAACATTCAGGTCCAGGATGTTGTAAATGCGCAACTTATGTCGGTCCAGATCAAATAGCGAATTGTTGCTATCGGCCCGTATACACGAGGTCATTCTTGTTAGGGCCTGATTAACGTTTTCGTTTTCTACTAATGCCAATACACTATTGGGTTTGCTCCAGAAGCCTCTTGTAGTACTGCTGTCTTGCGCGCTATATTTGGAGGTTTGGCAGGCCAAATGGGTAACTGATCGTTCCGCGGGGGCTTGTTCGGTAGAGATAACGGCGTTACCGGCTGCATTCTTGAGACATCTTTGTGCATCGACAATTAGCTTTCGCATCTGGTCATATCCGTGGCGATCCAAATATTGCACATGATACATATAGTCTAGCACGAATCGGGATAGCAACACAATGTTTTCAGTAGCTTTTTGGGCAAAGTCTTTGGTAAATCCATTTATGGCGCCGTCCAATTTATTTGAGCTCTTGTCGACATTGAGGATATCCAACATAGTCGGCACATAATCGACTAGCGGCTTTTGTTTGTGTGATAGAAGTCCTCGCGTGCCATATAGCACTTTAAATTTGGTAGAGCCCACTGACACATCTTTGGACGGGACTAATAACACATTGTACTTTGTGGTTCTTTCTATACTAAAATTAGCACCGGCGGGGTCTTTCAAATCGTATACCATATCGTTGTTCTCAATGGGATTGCCGGATTTGTCGACTCGATGCAGATTAAAGTTCATCAAGTGAGTAACCATTGAGAGTGGCATTAATGGTAGCTTTCCATTACGGTTGTTAAAGTCAACAATACTATCTTTATAAGTTTCAAAGTAAAGCGGGATATCGGCCAGCTCCTTCTGTACTGAATTTATACACGATAGAAGGGATCGCGCCGACACAACTATGTTACTGGCCATATTTAACAAATATGACTTTCTGGCGGATTCCGACTCAATTTCAGGCGTTCTCAACGGCTGTGTATAATTAGAGTTCAGTTCTGCTACACTATTATAGTAAACGCGAACTGCGAATTGAAAGTTGGCATGTATATTGTTACCATTGCTCAAAAGTTTACCAGCTGTGTCGAATAAAAAAGGCATTTCATCTTCTTGTGCTGCCGGGTTCACTCCCCCAGCAGCAGCGACGCTACTGTTATAACCAGCTAAGGCGCTCCAATGCCTGATCGGCTTGTATACTTTACATCCAGTAGCGTCTATGGCCGACTTAATGATGTCAGCTCGCTTGATCAACATTTCAAGTTGCTTTTCAAATATTGGCAGATATGCTCGCATAAGTTCTTTTTGATATTCCGGAACATTAGATAAGTTGTCCTCCATAAACATGGATACCATTCCGGCCATTTTATCTAATTTTGATGTGTATATGGTCTTAATTGCACTGGCCAACGATGAAAACAATACAGAATTATCAGGAATCTCTAAATGCGGTAGAGCACTATTCATATAGTTTCCAAGCGGTGTATAGTTGGCTACTGCTGTGTATTCTGCAATATATTGAGTAGCGTATTTATCTTCTCTTAAAATAGTAGAATCTGCAATTAAAGGATTTGTTACGGCGGCGGCGCCGGCGGCGGCGCCGGCGGCAAGTGGAGTTAGCTGACTCGCAGTAACTGGTTTTTCATTGATATTTTTGCCAGATAGTATATCTTTAGAGTTGAAACCGTTTACAAACTTTTCAATTAAAGGTTTATATATTTTTTTAGTACCTTTATCCATAAATGTAATCATATAATGATATAATATATTATTTAGCTTACTAATCATACCTAATTCTGACGTATAATTATAGAGCTTGTGTTGTGTAAGCTCGTCGTGTGCGTTATCTATACTTTTTGATCCCATAGCGGTTCTATCTGGATTATTATTTACATATGCTGCACCGACGTCAGCGACCGGGGTCGCGTCCCGTGGTTCTAGTCCTGTGATATTAGAATATTCATTACCGTAATCGTAGATATTAGTTATTCCGGCTTTTACTGTAGCATTACTATTGTTTACTACTCTCGAGGTCACATTCACAACTTTAGAGTCTAATCCAGATGCTTCTAATCCTGCAATATTTTTGGCATCGGTACCTCCCCCACCCCCCGGTCCTATTACATCTGTACTAGTTTTAAACTCTTTAGTTCTAGAATCTCTTTGAGTTGCAAAACTATCTTCATTTTTAAATAAAGGCATATAATGTGCAGGAAATTGCGAAGACTCGTTTGTAAATAGGATATCTCGGAATCCCAAGCATTGCGATAGGTGTTTTGTATCATAGTCGCTGCTGACGTTCCAGAACAGTAATTTACTAAATGCCTGGTTAAATGAAGTATACCTATACTCAGAGTGCAGCTGCTCTTGCAACCTGAGATTTTGCCTCAACTCGGCTGCACTTGCCGGAAAGTTGCAAAACTTGGCATCATATAGTCTAAAATTAAAGGAACCATTCAGTTCTCTAGTTTCTCCAAAGACGTTGTATTTTACATCTTGAGCGTTACCAAATCCGTTCTTTACATTGATTACTTCGCGAGTGATAGCTCCTCCAATAATAGGCCCCTTGATCATATTAAATCCATGGTCCCTTGTAAGCTCGATCCAAATGTGTTTGAGTCCAGAATTTCCGCCATCTAGACCATTACCATATCGGTTTTTAAACAATCGGTCGAACAAATGCTCTTGTAAATAGAATATTGACACGACATTTGGGTTAGTTTTGCCGGGCTCATTTGCCACTTCAACTGATGCAAGAATTGACGCAGGGAGCGACTTGCGTAACTTGGTTAACGACTGTTTGGCCAATTGCAGTAGTTTTGAACAAACGTCTTCTAACTTATCAAAGTTGATTGACGGGTAGCGCATTTTATTGTCGCCACCGGCAAAGTATACTTCGACAAGCCCATTTAGTTCACACGAAATGTTCATAATTCGTCTCATTGTGTCTTCCATTAGCCTATCCGAATCCAACAAGAAACGCCTCAACATGGCTCTCGCGTGCGTTAGGGAATATTTGTTGGCAGCCGTGACCGTATTGAGCAATTGGTCGTTAGTTATGCCGCCTACTGCACCACCACCATCATCATAACCTGGGTCTGTATAAATACCAAAAACTTGATAATTCAGTGGGTATCGCGAGTTTATAGTATATTCGTCCTTGACGTGATTATACAATCCGGCGGCGTCACGTTTCGCGTATAGTGCATCAAAGCGCCCATATTTAAAGTATCTGATAATTTGTTCCACGTTACACATTCCATGCACATGAGCTTTATAGTCTTCCTCTGGCAATCCATAAGCTGCCTGTGCTGAAGTGCCCTTATAATTTTTATTATTATAGTGCAATAACTGAAGAGCCGCCATCAAGTGAATATGCCCGGAAGAGTTGTGGTTCGCGACTGGGGTACCGTTGCCCGCCCCTGCAGCGAATGATGTAAAATAGACGCCCCCCCCTAAACCTCCATGATCAACATTTGCAGCGTCAAACCCATGAAGCTTCACTTCAGTTGCTACGCGCGCTCCTACTGGAGTTTCTTTTGTGACATCATCGATGACTTTATCCCATTTTTCTAAGTTCATCGACACCATAAACTTGTTATAGTCGTTCAAGATTAGATAGACAAAATACAGTATTGTCAGCGGGTTAATCACCAATTCGTGGAAGATCAATAGCCTATTCTGATCTAAGTTGCTGTACTTTTGTATACCATGGAGCTGCGCGTGGATAACCTCATATTTTTCTTCTTCGGTCTTGGCTTTATCTAATTTGTTGTTGACTACCCGAATGATCTGGTCCATACTAGTGTCGCCACCAACCGATAGATCATATCCCATTGGGACTCCATTGGGATCCACCTTACTCTCCAATAACAGATTGGCCTCGATTGACTGTCTGAAGCGTCTTACCGCCCTATAGAATACCTGGAGAGCCTCTCGTGAGTTTCGCTTACTAACATTAAAACTCTTGAATCGGTCAGATGGCGCAATGCGTCTGCCAAATTCGTCGTCGGCATTTAGCAAATCGTAATCCACATTGTCGCCATCATCGGGATAGTTCGAGTCGCCAGAGCGGATCATCGATTGGTGTGCATCCAAGTAATTATTGATTTCGGCGCGCTTCATAAACCCGTATCGCCTATTGATCTCAACCACAAAGTCCTGTATAATTTCATGACAGGTCACACTGGGCTTCTTTGATTTGTAATGGCTATAAATCTCGGTTATGGATTTTACAATCCTATGGGCGATATCTGTGGGATAGCCACCTTCGTCAACGTTTGCCGCATCAATAAATATAGAAAAGCACAAGTCGCGCCAAATATTGTCCATTTCTGGGATAATTGACACTAGCGGGTCGTTTTGTTTGGTAAAGGCTGTTTCATTTTCGACATTGCCATCTTTTGTAAACTCGAACACTTTTCTATACCATTCAGTCAGCAAAGGTAGTCGGATATAGAGTTCCACAGCTTCAGGTATAACTTGAATGGTTTCTCTGCCTCCAGTAGGCGCTTTTGCACTACCTCCCATAATCTGACGCAATGGGTTAACCGAATACGATTGGTTGATTGAGGCGTAGAGTTGGTTTGACTTGGGCGGGCGATTAAATAGGGAATACGAGCCAACCACCACAAATACTTTTGTGACCATTGACTTGATGCACATCTCAAAGATCTTGTCGGTGATCGACGAACGAGAGTTCTTATCTTCGGCAAACTGAAAAGGATCGCACAATTGCAAAATCGAACGAGCATGTTGACCACCTGCGTCTAACGTAGTAGCCAACACAACTTCATTACACAATCGCAAAGTCACTCCCGCATGATATCGCATTATAATACGTTCAGCAGTTGCTCCTACAGGTAAACCAGTAGGATCTCCACCTAGATGGTTTGCTCTGGCGTCAGCGGTAGCGCCATTGGAAAATAGTAAATGATTAACCACAATTTGGTCTCCGCCAATGTATGTGTTACGCTCCGGGTTATTTGCGGCTACTCGGTTACCATTAACCACAAACGTCTTGATGCCAATTCCAATTACCGAAGCAACACAATACTTCATCAAAGCTTTAAATACCAGACCCGCATTCATAAAGGTTCGAATTTCGCCCGAAGAATGTGAATTTACCTTGTTGAAAATGTTAACAATATTCTCAAGTGCTCGAACCCCCTTAATGGATCGCTCAATTTGCTTGACAAATTGTATAGCCTGATTTCGATCTAGCAAAATTGGAAAGTATGACACGCCAACTTTATTATCTGCGCCAGCGCCAGATACCGTCTCATAGTAATGATTTCCGCCCATCGAATACTCGCTAGTCAGATTATTTCTAGAAGAATTATTAATCAGTCCGAACCCATGTTTAAAGTCATTAGCTACCGGGAGTGGCGATGCTCCAGCATTGAATTCTCTAGGAAATGCCTCAAACACACCAGCTAAATTGTCTCCTGATTTGTCGGTGAACCACTTTGCTACGATTTCTAGCTGCTCCAACACATCAACTAAATTTTTGATAGTGTCCGGTTCTTGTTCTATTTTTTGTGTAAATTGCGAAAGGTACAGATCGATAGATTGTGCGGCTTCTAGCATTTCAACCTTTGCAGATCTAATGTATTCCAACAAAAACAGATAGCCGTCTCGAAGATTTTTGTTATCCCCTGCCTCAAACGCCGTACGCAAGACCCCATCTCCAAATATATTATGATTATCAGGACCTCCGGCAGCAACCGCTCCGACATCTGGTGGGCTATATGGACTAGCCAATAATTCCCGACCAGTGGCATATCCATACTTAGTTAATTGGGGAGATGCCGTCGTAGCATTTTCAACCAGCGCATTGTACTTTCTATTAATTTGGTCAATCAAAAATCCGGCCTCTTCGCCCAGTACATTCTCATAATTTTCTACATTTGACTTGTTTTCGTTAGCAGCTTTCTTCATGGCCGACTTAATGTGTGCGATTCTGAAAAAGTAATCTAATTCGCGGATAGACTTCTTTAGAGTCTTAAAATGTTTGAAGTGTAGGTCATCAAAGCTTTTGATAACTCCACCCAAAATATCAGTAGCGCTATCTAAAGCGCCTCCGCCAACAACCACATCAATATGCGCTTCGCCATCTTCTCCTCCCATCTTTTCAATGTCGGCCACCTGTACATCCAACATTCCTTCATTCAGCGGGGCTGGCTTAATTCCACCCCGATGTCTTGGTGCATCATTAACGCCAACATCACTCAAGCTCTTCACAAATGTCATGTTGAACTCGTCAATAGTCTTGATTAAGTTTTTCAAGATGGTCGCTATCTCTCTAAAGTACTGACCACCCGACCCATTTGACAAAGACTGAGCCTCCTCCTTCAAGATATCTAAATAGTCCATATATTGATACTTAATGTAATTACTAGCCGAGTCAGATCTATATCCGCTCAATGCAATATGCAAGTTCTTTCTCTCTGGCTGAATCTTTGCAAAATTGTTCAATAGTCGGATAAATAAGGCTAGCTTATCAGTGGTCTGAATTTCTCCACCTACTTTACCTGAGATCTTTGCCAATGCATTAATAAACTGGGCATAATTCGCCTTGATCTGTGAGTTAAAGTCTGAAAATAATAGGTTTCTATATTTCTTCTGATCTCTTAGTTGCTTACTAATAGAATGTCTATATGATTGGGTTCGGCCAATAAATGGGCTCTTAGATGAATCGGTCCACGACACGTCATCAGCCATATCGGCGAATGAAGCTTCAGATGGGTCCATGTCATCTCCGCCATACACTTCACTACTGCCAGTTTTACTAGTTAGATATTTGGCAATATCGTCATGTGCCATATCGTTTCTATACAATATATCGGCGGCAACCATCAATTTGGTTAATTCTTTGCTAGATGGCTTTTTGCCGGCAATTGCCGTATATACCTTATCTCGTAACTCTTTAATTCCTTTAGTATTCTTATATTCAGATACAGACATTCCAATGTCTTTTAAAGCCTTGTCTACTAGATGAGCCGAATGTGAAATAGAGGAAATTCCCGACAATAGATGTGCTAACCGATCACCGAAGAAGACAGTACCTGTAGATCTCTTAAGATCTTCAACTAGTCCAGTGAAGTCTTTATTGTCGGACAAGATGCCAATTAGAGAAGACCCAACTGGACCAATTGAGCTATTGACAATATTGGAAAGCATTACGTGTTGTCTACGAATCTCGTCGGAAATCTTTCTGTACAATTCTTTAGACGTCTCAGCCTCTGTTGACAACATTCCGTCGGCAGATCCCGCTAAGTCATTCATAATTTTTTGATTGGCTGAGTCTACAATGCCTTGCAAGACTTCCAAATTCTTAACAATACGAGACACGTCGCCGGCCACAGTTAAAAATTCAGTATGTAGTCCAGTAAATAAAGAGTACATCAATTCGGCGACTCGTTGACAAATCATATGAGGTTCAGCGGTTTCATCGATCACGTTTTGGTCATATCTGCGGTTAATCGCTTTCGCTAACATAAGACATAATTTTGCATGCTTTCCGGCGTCGGCGCGTAGAGTACCTTTACCCGTTCCAGGCCGAGGGAGTACTTCTTTAAATTTTCTAATAACTGATTCAATTGGACCATTTTCTACGCCCTTAGCTCCCAAAATGCTGGACACATCTTTAGCAAGTCCCCGGATCAGTTCTTCTTTGGCTTTTGAGAAGATTGAGTCTCCGTACTGTTGAAGTGCCGAGTACCCACCTACTATTTTTTCATCTCCTCCGACGGCTTTTCCACTAGAGTTAACGTGATGCTTTCGGTAATGTTCGTATAATTTCTTTAACCATTCTTTTTGATGCGAATATCCATTGCCCATTGTAGAAACGCGCCTTTTGTAAAACTATATACATATTATTAAAAAAAAATGAGATAGAAAAAAAAATAAATAAATTAAATATTATACCGACCTTTCCCACATCTAGACTGGGCGACTACTAATAGAGATGCCATACGGTTAAATATAGGATAAAATT